CGGCGCAGTTTGCGCATGCGGGCGAGGATGCGGTAGATGTGGATGGAGGAGACGCGGTACTTGCGCTGCAGCTCGTCGATGTTGCTGCCGTTGAATTCGTGCCAGATCTGGTTGTCGCGCAGGGCGCGCTCGAGGGCGTCGCCCATTGGCAGGTACATGGTGCGGCCGCCGCCGTAGCGGGCCAACGCGCGGATGACGACGGCGGCGGCGGCGCGGGCTTCGTCCGCCTGGTAGTCGTTGTGCTGGAGTTCGGCGACGATGAATTCGTAGATTTCCGCCAGGCTCTTGCCCCATTTGTGCTTGAGCTCGCCGGACTCCAGGTGCTCGATGATCTGCTCCGGCGCGGCGTCGATGGCGTCGCCGAACAGGTCGTTGCTGTTTTCAGCTGACATTATTATTACCCCCGTCACATTTTCGCAGTATGGCGCGCAGCCGCGCCTTGAGCTGTTTCACACGTTCGGGATCGGCCGGTGGCTCGGGCAGCGGCCGGTAGATCTGCGGGCGGCGCTCCAGCCGGTCTAGCAGGTGGCGCGGCTGGGGCCAGTCGGTCATGTCGCGGGTCAGCGCGGTGAAGGCGCGGCGCAGGCGGTCGCGGTCGAGCGCTTCGTCCCAGCCGATGTTGGCGGCGAGCAGGGCGTCGTACCAGGTCTGCGCCACCAGCTTGACGGTCTCGGCGGCGGGCGCGCCCTTGAGCCGCAGCGCCAGCAGGCGTTGCAGGCCGGTGGCGATTTCGCGCTTGAGCCATTGGGTGTCATTCATGCTTGAAGTCCTCGAGGGCGATCATGGCGCTGCCGGTCTGGCTGGCCGGGGCGCGACCGGGCTGGCCCGGCTGTCGTGGCGCCGCCTGCCGGCTGGCGCAGACGCTGGCCAGGTAGTTGTGGCTGGTCAGCGGTTTCCAGTTGGCGCTCTGGCGGCGCTGGCGCAGCGATTCGACGGTTTCGGCCAGGGCGACGGCGAGGGCGGCCTCGTCGCAGCCCAGTTCGAACACTTGCCGCGCAAGGCCGAGGGCGCGGCTCCAGCGCAGGGCCTGCTTTTTCGGCTTGAACAGGCCGAGGTAGGCGATCAGCGGGCCGGCCAGCACGGGCCGGGCCGCCAGCTCGCCAAAGAGTTCCCGCGCGCTGGCGTCTTCGCTGGCGCTCTCCAGCGGAAAGGGGGTGTTGCAGTGCGGGCAGGTGATTTTCATGCTCAGCTCCACATCATGGCCGCGATCCAGACGATCCAGGCGAGGCCAAAATGACCGGTGGCCATGCAGAGCAGGGCCACCAGCAGGTAGGTTTCACTGCGCCGACGCCGCGAGCGCGGCCACAGCCAGCGGATCAGGCGGCCTCCGGCGGCGTGCCGTCCGGCTGCTGCTCCAGGCGGTCGCGCCACTTTTTCAGGGTTTCGATGACGCGGCTGGCCTGGTCGTTGTCGAGCCACTGGATGTCGGCCGGGATGTCGTCGTCCGCCAGCGTGCGCTGGACGAATTTGCGCAGGGCGCGGTCGGACTTGTCGCGCACGCCGCCCAGGCGGTGCAGGTCGAGCCACAGCGCGACGATGACGGCGGGCGGGCCGGACATCTTGCGGCGGCCGAACGGCTTCCAGCCCCGCGTGCGCAGGTGTTGCAGCACGCGCCGACGGCCGTAGCGGTCGAGCTTGCCCGCGCTCTCGACGCGGGCAATGGTCCACAGCATGGTGCGGTAGTCGTCGTCGGACAGGCCCAGCTCCTTTTTGGCGATGTGGATCTGGGCCAGCTCTTTCTTGCGGCCGCTCATCGGACGTCTCCCTGGCACAACCAATGGATATCTGTCGCGGCTTTCTTGATGTGCCTGATCGCGCCGCCCGGGGTTCTGAACGTAAAGTCCCGATATTCCACTCGGTCATAGAAACCAAGACGGCGACATTCACGCTTGCCAACGCCTAGCTCCAACATCTTTAGCTCTCTGCCGCTGAACTTTGCCTTGCTGCGCAGCGGCAGCAACCTGGATTCAGGCGGCTCTGGGATGGCTTTACCGTCGCCCTCTGCTCTGATCGTCATCCATTCTTTTTTGACTTGACCGTCGACGAGAATGACAACGACCACCCGCCGTTTTATTCGGGTATTGTGGAGAGAAACAACGTAGCCGTCGCATAGTAGGTGGACGCCGGTCAGCGAGCTGTCGATCTTTCGGGCCACCTTGCCCCAATCGATTTGGGTGCTCATGCATACCCCCAACCGCGCAGGGCGGGGTTGGATGGGGGCGGGGCGGGCTGGCGCCGCGGCCTGAATTCGGCGCGTCGCTGGTCGCCGCTGCGGACGATGCCGAGGGCTCTGGCGCGTGCGCGGACGGCCTTTGCGCTACGCCCGAGGGCCTTGGCGACAGCGGCTGGGCCCTGTTCCGGATAGAGCCTTTCGAGCACGGCGTCGTCGTCATCGCTCCAACGCCGCCAGCCGGCATGGTTGTTGAAGCGGATGCCGCGGGCGCTGGCCCGCAGGGAGACCGCCTTTTCGCTGCGCCCGAGCACTTCGGCCACGGCCTCGGCGCCGTGCTCCGGATAAAGCCTTTCGAGCACGGCGTCGTCGTCCGCGCTCCATCGTCTCCTGCTGTTCTTCATGCCGCGCCCTCCACTTCCAGCTCCTCGAGGCCGTCCTTGATCAGGGCGTCAACGGCCTTTTCAACGTCGCTTTGCGTGGGTTTGATGACGACCTTGTCGATGGCGTCGGTGACGCTGACGGCGAGCTTTTTCAGTTGCGCGGCTGGCAGTTTGCCGAGGCCGGCGCGGCTGACGCTCTCTTTTACGATGATCAGCATGTCTTCGTCGGCCAGCATGTGGCGGCGGATCAGGCGGATGGTTTTCTGCTCGTCCTCGACGACGAGGCGGCCCTTGCCCTTCTGGATGCCGACCTTGACGCCGTGCAGGACGACGGTGCGCGGCTTTTCGAACAGCTGCGGGTTCTGCGCAATGGCTTCGTGCAGGGCGTTGCGGTGGTTGGTGACGGCGTCGATCTGCGGCTTGATGGCCGGCAGGTGGTGGCGCTTGACGGCGCGGACGTCTTCGTCGAGGCGGGCCATGCTGTCGGCGAGCTGCTGGAAGGCGTCGGCGTATTGCTGTGTGAGGCGGTCGATATCGCTCATGTTCATTTCGTTGTCTCCGGTGTGACTTGTTCGTGACCCTGCTCCATGCTGTCGGCGAGCTGGTAGAGCACGTCGATGACGGCCAGAAAGCGCTTGTTGTCCAGCTCCCAGCCGGGATAGCGCAGGTTTTCGTTGTGGTGGATCTCCGCCTTGAGGCCGTCGATATCGGCGGTGCGCTGGCGGATGGCTTCGGCTATTTCGGGCAGTTGCATGGCGTTTCTCCCTGTGTGATCAGTTGCTGGTTGGGGTTGTCGCTGGCCAGGCGCAGGCCGGTCAGCGACAGGACGGTGATAATGGCGAGCCAGGCGATGGCGAGGCAGAGTTCCCGGGGCATGGCTATTCCTCCCCGGCCAGCAGGTTGAGCTGGCCGCGCAGGTCCGGCAGCGAGACGCGCTGCATGGCGCTGATCTGGCGCAGGCTGGTCATGGCGCGCGAGTAGAGCCATTCGCAGGTTTCGCGCAGTTCGTCGGCGGTGGCGGCAATGAAATAGCCGGTTTCCGGGCGGCCGCAGATGTGGTGCCCCTTCATGCGCAGCTCCATGATGAGGCGTCGGCATTCACGCTCCAGCCCGGCGTCGGTAACGCCGGCTATCTGCCGAACCAGACCGCTGACGGTGATGCCGTTAAGTTTTCCGATGTGGTTGCCGAGAACCGCAATAAGGCTGTGCTCATTCAGCGGGAGGTTGCTACTTTCCACGGTCAGGCCCTCCACTGGATGACGCAGCCGCCATGTTTGGCGACGCGGATGACGGTGCGGCGATTGCGGCGGCGCGGCTCCAGAAAGCGACACTTGACGGCGCTGTCGAACAGTTCGTCCAGGCGCGGGTGACAGGCGACGCGGATGACGGGCGCGCGCCAGCTGGCCGTTACGCTGAGCACCTGAATGCCGTTTTCGGCCAGCATCAGGCAGACGCTGTAGGCGCGGGTGGCGCTGTCGAGCAGGTGTTTGTTCTCCTCGCCGAGGGCGACGGGATGCTCGATGGGTGCGGGCATGGCGTTCATGCGGTCACCCCCTGCGGTTGCGGCGTGGGCAGACGGGTGATCACGCGCAGGCCGGTGCCGGCGTGGCCGTCCACCGCGGTCTGCAGCTGGATGTCCTCGAGGTTCAGCAGCGCAGCGGCGCGTTGCAGGGCATCGGCCGCGCCGAGCAGTTCGGCGCGCTCGATGGGGGTGTCGGCGAACTGAGCCTCGCGGCGATAGTTGGCGATCTGGTCGCGCAACAATGCAACGTTAAACTCGTTGAGTTCGCGAACGGCTTCGACGGTGATATATGGCTTCATGGCTATTAGTCCTTTTTATGACGGTTGGGGCATTCGGGGCAGGTGCGGGCCAGCAGGACGCGCAGCGGATTGCTGGCCGAAAACGACATTTGCTGGTGCTCCAGGCAGCGGTCGCGAGGCATTTCGCCGACGGCCGGGCAGTCCACGGTGGCGCCGCAGTAGGCGCCCTCGACGGCCAGACGAATGCGCTCGAGATCGCCGGGGTAGCGGCGGTTGATGACCTGGCTGATGACGCTGGCGCTGTAGCCGAGCCGAGCGCCGACGCGCTTCTGGCTGCTGCGCTCGCATTCGCGCCGCAGGACTTCGATCCAGTCGCTCATGCGGCACCTCCCTTCGCTTTCGCGATGCGTTCGGCACGGGTTTCGGCGCCTGGGGCGCGCACCTGGTTGCGGACCAGCCGGTAGCGGTAGGGCTTGGCGTTGCTCTGGCGCTGGATGGCCCCGGCATCGGCGAATTCGCGCACGTAGCGCTGGGCCTGGTAGAAGCTGATGTCACTGGCGGCCTGCACCTCGCGCAACGTGAACTGGCGCAGGATGCGGCAGCTTTGCCACGCCCGATCGCGCGGGGTTGCGCGGGCGGCTTTCTGGCGACTTTCCACGGTCTCTGCCATTTTCCTACCCTCCCAAGCTGACGACTTTGGCGGCGCGCGGGGCGTTGCCGACGAAGGGGGTATCGCTGCCCCAGGCCTTCAGATCCATGTGATCGATGCCGAGGCGGCGGGCCTTTTTCTCGACCTTGTCGAGGCCGACGACGAGCAGTCCGGTGCTGCCCTTGGCCTGGTCGTGGAGCTTTTCCAGCAGGTCGTCAGCGACATCGCAGTGCTCCAGCAGGGCGTTGGCGAGCATGCGGGCGTCGGTGAGGGTGGCGGGCTTGAATTCGACCCACTCGGCGATGCGACGCGTCAACCGCTTGTTGGTGGTGATCTTGCGCTCGAGGCCTTCCTCGCCGATGAGGATGACGGGGACGGTGCTGAGGTCGTGGATGTCCCGCAGGGTTTCCACCATCCGGCTGCTGCGCAGCAGGTAGTCGGCCTCGTCCACGAAGACCGGGCGGCCGGTGTCGGCCAGGCGCTCGACGATCTGCTCGATGTTGCCGGCCAGCGAGCGCTTGCGGGCCAGGCCCAGCTCGTCGCAGAGCGAGCCGAGGAACGATGCGGGCGTGGACAGCGCCAGCACGCGGACATAGACGCCATGCACGCGGTTGATCAGCCAGGTGGCCGCGGTGGTCTTGCCGTAGCCGGTGTAGCCGTGGATCAGGCCCATGCCGGGCATGCCCATGCCGCGCTGCAGCAGTTGGTCGGAGGCCGACAGCAGCGCGGAGACGTTACTGGTCGGCACGATTTGGTATCTCATTCTGATTTTCTCCCTTGTTGCGGTTGGTTCGATGGCCCGTGAATGGCCCTTAGAAGCCGAATAGATCGAGGGTGAGCCCGCCCTCCTTGAAGACGTAGTCACAGACCCGGTAGTCGTCGGTCTGGCGGTAGTGCTCGAGCGCCTCGCGCTCGGCGCGGGTGACGAATTCGTGCCGCTCGATGCGCGCCTCGATGCTGAGGAAGTAGGCGTGGCGCTTGTTCATGTCCCCCTCGTACATCTGCAGCACGGCGGCCTTGCTGGCCCGGCTCGGCGGCTGTTCCGGCTCCGGGTCGGGCATGGTCAGCGGGCGCTGAGCCGCGTCGGCCTGCTCTTTTGCGTCGGCGGCCCGGGTGGCCTCGGCCAGCTCCTTGGTTTCGTAGGGCTCGCTCGGCTGGGGCATGGCAACGACGTTGCCGGCCTCTTTCTTGCGGTGCTCCATGACGATTTCGGGGATGTTTTTCTTCATGTCGCGCGTCAGTTCGCGGACCTGCTTGCGTGCCTCGGCGATGTGCTTCTTCGCCTTGGCCTTGGCGGCGATGGCGACTTCCTGACGGCTGATACCGGTGACTTCCGGGGCTTCCGCGAGGCAAATGAACTCGAGATCCGGGGAGTACACGTAGAGCCGGCCGTAGTCGGTGTCGTCGTACCGGATGCGGACGCGCTGGCCGATCCAGAGCGCAAGCTCGGGATGGATGTAGTAGAGGTTGTTGTGGCGGATGCCCTTCTTGCCGACGGTGGCGCCGCCGGCCAGCTCGGTCAGCAGCATGTCGAGGCCGCGCTCCTGCTCGGCAGTGATGCGGCGGACCGGCTGGCGGCAGGCCGCTACCATCTCCAGCGGGGTCTTGCCGATGCCGGCGTGACGAGCGCGGTGGTAGTAGTGCTCGCACCAGTCGTCGAGGATGCGTTGCAGCTCGGTGCTGTCGAGATCGACCTCAATGACCTCGTCGCGGTTGGCCAAGCGCTGGGCGAAGCTCTTGCGGGCCTCGATGACCTGCCGTTCACCGACGTTGTGGCCGATGAAGCCGGGCAGGTGCTCGAGGATGCCGTGACTCATGGTCTGGAAGGCGCGCTCGATCGTGCCTTTCTCCTCGCTGGCGTAGGGGATGCAGAGCAGTTGCTCGATTTCGAGCGCGTGCAGCAGGGTGGTGACCTGCTTGGAGACGTAGTCACGGCCGTTGTCGGTGCGAACGGCCTCCGGCACGCCCCAGGCGAGGATGGCCTTACGCAGCACGGCGGCCACGGCGGCCGCGGTGGAGGTCCGGCTGACGTGGAGGATCAGTCGGCGGCTATACATATCTATACAGCCGATAACGGAGTGGCGTCCGTCCTTCAGCATCCAGTCGCCCGGGGTGCTGTCCAGCTCCCACAGCTGATTGAGCCGCTCGATGTGCTCGTGCTGGCTGCCAAAGGCGGGCATCAGCTTGCTCTTCCATCCGTCCGGGTTGGCGTGAGCAACCCACCCCCCCTTGTTGTCGCGCTTCCAGCGATCGATCCAGCGATCGATGCTGCGGGCGCAGACGATGGCCAGATCGGGGTGGTCGGCGCGGAGGTATTCGAGGATGCGCTTGCCGTTGATGTGCGGCTGGTTGTGGATGAGGCGCAGAATCTCGCGCTTCAGCGGCTCGTTCCGGTCGATCTTCGACCCGCCGGTGCGGTTGCCGTAGTCGCCGAGCAACCCCTTCAGCCCATGCTTGCGCCAGTTGTTCACCCAGCGATGGAGCGTCTTCACCGTCAGCCAGGGCTTGCCGTTGCGCTTCGGCATGGCGTCCAGAACGGCCTGCTCGAACTTGAATTCACCGGCGTTGAACATCCGGCAGAAGGTGGCGATCTCGGACATGATCGCTGGGGGTCCGTAAGTGTTCGCAGTCGCGCGCCACTCCTCGAAGCGATCAACCACAGCTATCCGCCCTTCCGCCCGCAGGCGGCGCGCCGACCCCGGTTCGAGCCGCTCGAGCTCGATAATCGCCTGCAGCCTGTCCGGCAGCGGAATGTCGGCCCGAGGATCCATCATCTGCCGCAGGCGCTTCATCTGCGGATCACTCTCAAGCCGCCGGCGATGCTGCTGGTAGATGTGCATCCGAGTAGGCTCCGGCAGGATGCTGAAGTGATACTCCTTGGCCTTTGTTTTCTTGCGCTGGCGGACCTTGTCGGGGTGCTCGGCGGCCAGTTTTGCCAGTGTTTTCCGGCAACCCTGCACCGTCCCAGGCATGCCGCCCACCCCTTTAAGCTCCTGCGGAGTGAACCAGAGATCCAAGCTCACGTTTGGCGCGAGATGGTCAGCCATTGCGCACCCCCTTGCGGAAATAGCTCCCGTCTTCACGGTACCGCTCGGGAAACAGCTCCTGTGGCGTGATGCCCACCGCCTCGGCGATGGCCTGCTCCATTCGGGGATAGGGGCGGTCGAATGCCTGGTAGATCGTGGTCGGGCGGACCCCGAGCTCTCGCGCCAGCGCGGCGAGGCTCGTCCCCTTCAGCGACAGCTGGTAAATGACCCATGCGCGCCGGTTTTGCGGCTCCACGCCTTCTGCTCTATTCTTCATCGCTACCTAACCTTAGTTACGAGACAATCCGCTCAATTGCACGTATTTGAACCCAATAGAGCGGATGCTGTCAACACATTTGGGCGGATTCTCGCTCCATTGAGCAGATACCTGGTGCAAACTCGGCATGAATAGCGACGTAGAAGAGGGGCATGACGATCAAAGGGGCGGCGATTCGGATAGTGTTCGCGCAAAAGAGCGGGGCAGAAGCGGGTTTGCTGCCCGGTTGAGCGAACTGATCGGCTCAGAAAGCCGCGCAAAGTTTGCCGCGAGGAGCGGCATAAGCGAGGGCGTTATTCGCCGATACGAGGCGGGCAGCCAGCCAGGACTGATAAACCTGCTCAAGATCGCAGAAGCCACGGGGGTGACGGTCAACTGGCTGGCGACAGGCGAGGGGGAAAAGATGGCGCTCCCTCCCGCGCCGCGGGAAGGCTCAGAAGAGAGTGAGAGCGTGAAAGGCGCTCTGGATAACTACAGAGAGGAGATGAGGCGCATCCGATCCGATATAGTCTCGGCCGCCAGGGAGTCAGGATTGATGCCGGAGATAGAAAACGCCGAGGACTTGGCGGAGCTGGGGCAGACGATTCAGACCCTGATGTATGTCCACAACGTGCCCTACAAGCTGATCGTTCAGCTCATGGCTGCGATACATGCCAGAGAGAGCCTATAACGCTCGATGGAAGGCCGATCAACCGCCATTTGATCCTGCCGCTCCCGGCGATCAATCACAGAGGTCACGCCCAACCCCAGTTTCCTTTGTGTCCGTTTCCAGTTTCCTTTGTGTCCGTTTCCACTCCTGCCATTCCTCATCAGGCATTCGCGTAAGCCACTGATTATTATGGTAATAAATAGAAAAGAAACAAAGTTCCCTTTCTCGGCGCTTTTGCGCGGCTAGGATTTTCTCTCGGAACGCCAATAACACCTTTATAATCAATGCATTATGACGGATTCAAGCTGGTTCGCTTGCTGGTCAAAAAGTAACCAAAACAGGCCAAAATCAGGGAATTCCAAGTGTCACGCGGCATTCTGCCATCGCGGCTCGTCAAGAACGGCGGCGACTCGCTAAGTCACTGAATAATCAGCGCGTTTCCCATTATCCCCCGCAAAATCCCGGCAAATCCCGCCACTTCCCTTTGTCTCAGTCTTTCTGTCAGTTCACACCAGGCCGCGGCGCAGTTCAAATAACCTGTTCGGGTCCACCCCTTTTACCCTGTTTACCTTAGTTAACAGTTATTCAGTATTTTCATGGGTTTATGTCAATGTCTTTTCATAAAGCATTGCAAAACC